GTTTCTTTTCTTCATCAATCGCATCATCAAACAAGTTTTCTGAAACATCCGGTGGCGGCGCTGGTACTGATATAGATTTGAGTTCCTCTGTTTCCTGGGGGGCTGCGGCAGCTTCACCGACATCCGCGGGTGCGGGTTCTTCGTTTGTTTCTTCGGCAACCTCGGGAGCGGGAGCCTCCTCCTCTTCATCGTCAACTTCAGCCTCTTCTGGGTCACCACCAACATCAATGTTCGAAGTATCTTGAGACATGTACGTCTTGAGGATCTGCTGAACAGGTATGAGCTCCTTGATGGTCGCCTCGATGGCGGCTGTGATGCGTATAGACAACTGATCGTCACGCTCGTACTTACTCATCTCATTGTGGTAAATGTACGGATCTTTGTAGATATCCTTGGCAACATTGATATAACACTTGTGAACAAAGTACTCGGTCGTGGGCAACTTGATTGAAATCTTCTTGTTTTCGGTTTTGAGCCTCACAGAGGACAAGATCTTTACAAAACTCACAAACACGGCTGCGAGGAGATCATTGAACCAACTGCACGCATTGGTGTGATTGTCTGCGTGACCCTTGATGATGCTGTCGCTCCACTCTTGAACCATTCGAAGGAGAGTCTGGTACTGCAGAAGAACGTTCCGACCCTTGCTCAATTTTTCAGCCTCGTCGTACATATCAGCAAATGCCTCAATAATGGCTGGACACATCAACATACACAACTGATTCAAGTACTCCTTCTTGGCTTCGACAAGTACGTTTAATTCCATTTGCTGTTGTTGTAACGAATGAAAAAGTTATCGGCTGTGTGGCGCAGAACCATACCGTATGGCGAGTTTTCGAAGATTTGCGAGGTTTGGGAGCTCTGGTGATTCTTCTGGTTCTTTTTGGGACTTTTTTGTCGTGGCTTTCATCCAAGAGACGTACAAGTCGTATTCATCAACCTTTGTGACATCAAACCCAGACCTATCGAGTTGTCTTTTTAGGTAATCTGTCGCTTTGGCACGGTCGAATGTTGGAAATCCGAATAAAAACGCAGGAACTTGAAGAAAGACTTGTTTTTGACCAAGTTCAACGGACATTTTAATCTTTCGAGTAAACTGTTCAAATATCCGTTGGTAAATTTGTTTTTTAATATCTGTTCTCTTTTTCTCAATCTTTATAATGTCTCGCAGAATCATTAAAGTTTAGTGCTTTAAAATCCGCTGAAAAAATCCGCAACCTCGTTGGCTGCGTCAGTGGCACCCTTTGCAACTGTATTCGCGGCCCCGACTGTCCCATCCTTCACCGTGTTGTACGCTCCAACCGCACCGTCCTTTACTGTGTTGTATGCTCCAACCGCACCACCCTCAATTGTGTTGAGCAGACCACCCGCTGGCTGGTATTTGGTATTGGCAGCCGCGTTTCCGAGTGCGTTGTTGTACGTCTTGAGGTTTTTGAGATCGGGGGCTGCGGCTTGTTGAATTGTGTTGTACTGAACAAACGGGAAAAAGGTATCTCCATCAAAAGGCTTTATACCCTGTAAAGTAGTAGCCACATTTGTCGGTGAAATGTCACTTGAAGAAACCGAATTCTGAGAATACGCGAGGTTCACAACCTTTGGTGGACACTGACCCATATCGACCGTGGCTCGAACAACAATACCGATTGGAAAGTCGGATGAATCCATAAAAAACATCACAGCCGATACAATCTTTCCGGTGTTGTTGAGACTTTGAGTCGACACAAACTGAAGATCATTGCCATCCCTTTTCAAAATTGCTTGCTTAATAGCGGCGGCGGCAATTTGTTCTGTGCTATTTTTTTGTATGAGACCCTGGGTGAACTTTGCAGCGGCGAGTCCGTTTGTAATGTCAATACTCTGACCAGAAACCTGGAGACCGAGCAGAGTCGGAAGTCTCTTTGATGTGTCAAGCCTGGCGGTAACCTGGTAACCATACGGCTTTGTCGAATTATCCATAAACACAAACTTGGCAGTCTGTATCTTACCGCTCGCCTGTATGTAATCAATTCGAACAAACTCGACACCTTTTCGCTTTTTGCTCAGCGCAGACTTTACAACTTTTATCCTGTCATCGACGGGGTCTGGGCCAATGTACCCAACCTCACCGAGACCGCTGTACTTGAATGGATCGGAGGACGGGTCATATGGAAGAGTGTCGCTGGGATAATCAGCGTACCCCTCTCGTCTGTAAAAATACCAGACGAGTATCGCAACCAAGACTCCAATAAGCACTGGTGTCATCATTTATTACTATATGCGTTAATTTTATTTTAACAAAACACAAGTAATTATAAATGGCCCTGTTGCTGTATAGCCCAAAGTGCAAACACTCTATGGAGGTGAAAAAGTTCATCGACAGCAAACCTCAGATACTACAAATTATTAGGTTTCACGATGTCAGTGCATACGGAATACCTCGTCAGTACCAGGGAAAAATTACACGCGTACCGACAATGCTGACCAAGAATGGAAAGATGCTTGTTGGAAATGAGATACGAGCCTGGCTTGATTCTTTGCTCCCACCGGAAGAATTGACGGCTTGTCAGCTTGGGGGTTGGGGTGGGAATCTCTCATCACTCGACGGGTCTGAGGAAGGCGGGGACATGTTCGAACTTTCAATGTACGGCCAAGCTCTTCAACCTGCAATGACATCCGAACTCGAAGAAAAGATTAACAGGAGTGTGAGCGATGCATATCAGAATACAATAAAGAAATAACGCTCTTTTTTTAAAATGAAGTTTGTAAGTGTTCAAGCTGTGGCTTTCAAAGCTGTTTTTGAAGTACTCAAGGATATACTCAACGATGTTAACATCTACTTCAAAAAGGATGGAATCCAAGTCATCACACTCGATACGGCTCGATCGGCTCTTGTTGATATGTTTCTGCACGCTGAAAACTTTGAAGAGTACGTCTGTGATGATGAAGTGATTGCGGGTGTCAACATTGCAAACACTTTTAAACTACTCAAAACAATAACAAACAACGATGTCATTACAATGTCAATCACTTCAAAGGAGTACATAGATATATCTATTCAAAATGAAGGTAAAAGGTCCGTCACAAAGTTTCAATTGAAACTCCTCGATATCAATGAGGATCAGATTGAACTGCCAGACGTTGATATCTCGGTTGTGACGACTATGCCCTCAATCGATTTTCAGAGAATGTGCCGGGACATGAACAACGTCGCCAGTGATGTAAACATTAGTCGCAAGGGCAAACAGTTTACAGTCAAGTGTGAAGGAGACTTTGCCAACCAAGAAACTGTTATAGAATGCAATGATGACACTTGCAAAGATGAACTCGAATTAAGTGGTATGTATTCTCTCAAGTATCTCAACATTTTCACAAAGGCGACTGGTATGTGTTCAACGGTTCAGATTCTTCAAGAACAGGAAAATCGATTCCTTGTTCTAAAGTACAACGTAGCTAACCTTGGTGAGTTAAAGTTTTACTTGGCTACCAAGACTGATGACATTTAAAACTATCTGTTATTAAATGATCAATGGAAGGAAATTTCATAAGTAGATATGAAAATAAAATACTTCATTATGAAAAACTTATGGAGGAGGATCCAGAAAATAGAGACACTCACGAACAAGAAATGTGCGAATATATGATTAACTGCATACCCTTTATAAGGGAGTACAGTGATCCGCAAAAAATTAATGAAGAGTCGGTTGGGTTTCTCAATGTCAAGGTGAAAAAAGGACTTCAAAGAAAGGAAATATTTGACACGTATCTAAACGATGTCGAGGGTAAAATGATGGATCGTAAAAGAGAAGTTTTAAATAGATGTAAAAATTGTAATTCACATGACATCTTTATGAATCACTCTGCGAGTGAACAAGTTTGTTCAAATTGTGGAGTCACAGACTATTTCCTCGGAGAAGAACTCACGTATAAAGAAGAACAAGAAACATCCGAGAAGACTATTAGCTACTCTTACAAGAGGGAAAATCACTTTAATGAATGGATTTCACAATTCCAAGCTCAAGAAACCACAACCATCCCACCAGAAGTTATTCAACAACTCCGAACAGAATTTAAAAAGCTCAAAATTAAGAAACTTAATGAAATCACTCACGCGAGAGTACGAACTCTTTTGAAAAAACTACGACTCAACAAATACTATGAACATGTTCCATATATTGCAAATAGTCTCAACGGAATTGAACCACCAAAACTTTCAAAGATTCTTGAAGAGCGACTTCGAATAATGTTCAAAGAAATTCAAGAACCATTTGATAAACATTGTCCTCCAGATCGAAAAAACTTTTTAAGTTACTCGTATGTATTGTACAAGTTTTGCGAACTGCTTGGTGAGGATGATTTTTTACAATGTTTTCCATTGCTCAAGTCAAAGGAAAAATTGTACCAACAAGATGTCATCTGGAAACTTATTTGTCAAGAACTCAAATGGGAATTTATTCAAACTATATAGTCCCTGATTAAGTAGAGGGCTGACATTATAACTGATATTACTAACACTATAAATACAAGAACCATCAAGTTACTGGTTGTTGTGTTTTCTGCAATGTAGTTTCGAATCCTTTTGAAAAAGTTTACTGAACACGGTTGAACGTCACCAGTCTTGTTTGGACAAGGCTTTCCAAAACCACTCTCGAATTGCTTTATACTATACGTCTGAAGACCGGTCGTAAAGTCACACGTTCCCCATCTTCCCTCGCAATTAATATCCGGTTTATCTTCAATAGGTTCAAATTCTATAGATCTTGGATCTATAGCCCCCTGACCTTGTGAAAGTACTATTTTTTTATCAGCGCCAGGTCCAGTCTGTGTTATGTCCTGCCTTGAAGCGTTTCCAAGATTAGCAGATGAATTAACTAGAGGATTTGAAGAATATCCAGTCACTTGTTGACCTTGTGAGAGTATCACATTTCTATCAGCACCTGGGCCAGCCGCCACTGGTGCTCCACGAGCACTCATTACTTTTACACTAGAAAATGTTATGTTACGTGACCACAGTCACTCGGCCCCCACCACCACCCCCGCCACCAAAGAACTCTCGGAGTGTGCCAAACACACCTCGAACAACCGCAAGAACTATCAGCGCAAACACGAGATACATGAAGTTTTCGGTGGTCATATTGTTTGAAAAAAACTTTTTGACGCTATCAAAGTACTCTGTAGAACACGGCTTCGTGTCGCCGGTCTTGTTTGGACACTCCTTTCCGCCATTCGATGCTGGTGCTGTGACAATGTACGTCTGAGTAAAACTCGTATAATCACATGAGCCCCAGTATCCCTGGCAGTCAACCTTTTGATTTGCGTTGAGCGCCATCTGCCCGGCAGAGGGTGGTGCGGCAGTCTCTGCTATAAAAGCGGGAACGGGGGCGCCCGAAAGAGCTGCTTGTAAAGGGGTTGGTGTCTGTGTTCCAGTTGTGAACTGCGGCAAGGGTGGGGGTGGTGGCGGTGAAGCGGGAGCAGTTGCTACGGGAGCACCTGGTCTAGTACTCATTACTTATATAAAAGAAAAAATACCACATTTCTAAGAGATGGATGAACTAATTAAAGATATCGAGTCTCGTAAAAATGGTGAAAAGTTTCACGATTTTTGTATTGATGATGCAATTTTTCACATTGTCAAGGCGAAGGAAATCCTAGAAGCAGACCCGGAGGATTGGTTCAATCAACAGAGAGAAGTTTCTAAACTGTTTGTGCAGGTTCTTCCTTTTTTACTGGCTTCCAATTGTGCGACCTCAACTCAAAGTGATCATCGATGACGGGTGTCGAGCAGTTGTACCGCTTGTGAATAGTTTGGAAGCTCTCCTTTGTGTACGTTCGCAGACCCTCGTAGGTTGTGACAATGTCCTTTTTCCCAATCGCATCCACCATAAACTGTCTGAAAATATCCGACATCACGTCGCAAAACATTCTCAGAACGTCTCGAATATCCCTCGTTTTTTCCCTCGTCTTCTCGATTCTTTGGAGCTGAGACTTGAGATAGTCCTCGGTGATCTCATTCATAAGGTACTTGACCCTGAGTCCGAGTGTGTCTGGGGGCATATCCATGTACTGGCGACGAAGCTCGTATTCTTGTATGTGTGTAACAAGTCTATGAATGTTGCTTACGGCGGTTTCTTCGAGAGTCGCCTTTACAGGTACGTGTTGATAATAGCGGCGGTGCTGCATTTGACCCGGCCACATCTTTGCATTCAGTTCTTGAGTTGACGGAAGACCCCCGCACGGGATGTCCCCCGGCTCGCGAACAACCATATTGTTCCTTCGGTTAAACTCGTAAAAGTGGGGGTTGTGGATTCGACCCTTTTCGATCGCGAGTGTGACCCAATCGAACGCCACGTGACACGAAGGGCACCACATCTGAGAACACCCGCTAATCTTGAAGATCATCTCACCACATCCCGGACAGGGCTTGGTGTCCTTCTTGAGGAGCTTGACCGTCTCGACGTTGTTGGGGTCACACACGTGGTTCTCACCGGTGGTAACCTCATTGCACTCCTTGCAGATGTTGTTCTCACAGACCTCGCACTTCCACCTCGTTGAGAGAAACCCTCGACAATCCGC